AGTCTCACCCTTCCGAATGCTGTCAACAAACTCCTTCCCGAAGAAAGACTCGCCAACTTGAAGGGCTTGGATATTCCGACCCTGTTCTTCCAGTTTAATCATTGCCTTCAAGACAGCTTCAATCTTCTGGTTCTGGTCCGGGGCATTCCGGAACAATTCTAGCTCTTCTAATTTCCCGCCTTCCGCATTCAAGATACGCAAAAGCTTTTCAGTCTCATGGATTTTTTCCGTTCCAAAATCCCACTTAGATGAATCTATAAGAGGCTGTGCCTTCGTCGCCTCAAATGCATTCTTCAATGCTCCTTCTAAAACGGTGACTGACACGCGCGCCTTGTCAGCTTCTCTGGTGAACTGCTGAAAAAATTCCGGGCTGACACCAACATTTCCGGCCTTCTCTCCGATCTTGACCATCTCTTCCAGTTGTTCGCGCGCAGTCTGGATCGCCTTCGATAAAAGATAAAACGTGCCAGCAGCGACCGAGAAGCCAAGCAAAAGAGATTTCCACGAAGTGCCAGCGACAACGGACGCCGCGCCGACACCAGTGGCCGCCTTACTCAATCCGGTAGCGGCAATGGCTGCTGTATTTGCCGCCGTGCTTACCGCCCCTAGTACCGGGACAACCTTGCTGGCTTCTCCGGCGGCATTACCGACCGCAGACAATCCTGTAGCCACCCCTTCCAGCGCAACCGAAGTCACCTTCGAAGAAGTTGACAGCAGCTTCATAGGCGTGACGCCAAGCTGAACCTTGTTTAGCTGATCATTCGCACGCCCGAACACCTTAACGATATTATCAACGCCGCTCGTAACAGCCTTCGCCGCTTCAGCCGTCTGATTTTTCATCTCAGACAGATCAAGCGCAACCGGGATACGTAAGGTTGGAGCCGCCATTCAATGCACCGTAGCGTTGGCTATTGGTCGATGCCGCTCGACCATTTCATCAAACTCTTCTGGAGACATAGGCTCAATCGGAGGTTTACCGTCAGACTGCGATCTGTTCCAGCCGTCGATCACGGCGCTTAACTCCCACAGCGTCAACTCGTCAACGGTTCTTGGTGTCCATTTGAGGAAGGCACAAAATCCGTAGATGATTGACCGGTGGAGCCTTCCTTCTTCGCGGAAGAAGGAGACTCCTCCTCCCCTTCCGCTTCCGCTTTTCCCACGGGGTCGTCCTGCACGCCTACTAATGCAGCCTCTAACACCCGCATAGAAACAAGAAGGCTTGGCGCCAGCCCGTTCGGATTTTGCAGAACATGCGCGTCTGTTTTTTTCTTGGCATCCTCGGCACTCATCCCAGCGCCGATCAGGGACAGCCTAATGACTTCGGAAATGTCATAGACCTTCCAGCTACCATCAACGATGCGTTGATAAACCGCACCAACACCGGAGCCGCAACGATCCTCAATGGCAAGAAGCGTCCCGATCTTGGCAGCGCAGAAATCATCTTCACCGCCAGACCAGATCAATCGAACCGTGCCGACTGCCGCCATTATGGCACATTCGTCCAGACCAACGCGCCATCGCTCTGGAACGTCACATCGACATTGACCTTGTTGCCAATCTCACCGTTGATGTTGAGCGCCGTCAGGAACAGGTTGCCATCCCAACGACCCCAACCCGGATCATTCAGGATCACGCGGCATTCGCGCGAACCGGTAAGCAGGAAGAAGTCCCACCAATCATCGCGTGCCTCCTTCGCCAGCACGCCGCTACCACTGACGCTGGCAGAGAACGAGCGAACCACGCGCTCAATCCATGCCGGATCGTCCGGGTTGTCGCAGTCCGGCACCGTCACGTCATTCGTTTCTTTAGCGAACTGAATGCCCCTCGTGGTAAGTCCGCAAGGGCTGGTGAAGATTTGCGGGCTGGCGTCTGAACCGAGCCAGATCGTCAGCTTCGCGGCAGAGATTGTAGTTGGCTTGGCCATATTGACAGCCTCCTATGTGGGTTCAGTTAGGATTCGAAAAGTTGCTACAGAGTGTTTTGTTATTCCATCTGGGTCTTCCAGATATTGGTTTTGCTCTAGCTCGCACAGCACGGTGCGATGCCCAGTCATTACCAATTCATATTCATCAATCGAGGCGACGATTGCCGCGCCTAGCTGACGACTAGCTACTGACTCTGGACCTGTGGTCCATCCGTTAATACCAATGGATATTTCTGCCCCGGACTCGCACCCTGTGCGATCCGGAAGAACCTGCGGCTGACCGAGCGTGATATATGGCGTGTCCACACCGGACGGCACTACGTCAAACACATGCTGACCAACGATAGCAATCACACCAGCATCGGACTTTAACCGATCAATAATTGCCGCCGAAACTAGAAGAGACGGATCGATCATATCTTTCCGCTCGCTTCATAAACAGCCTGCGCAATTTCCTCACGCATGGCATCACGACGATCACGATATGTCTTATAGAAAAATGGTTTCGCCTCCATCTTCTTTGTTCCAAATTCAATCGCAAGAGAATAATCATATCTCGCCTGAGCGCCTTCACCCGCACCATATTGATTTTCCCAAGTATTTTGGCCTCCGGCCTCAACAAAGTATTCAAGAGTATGCCGACCACGCCGAACGCGAACACTGTTTTTCAGAGCACCCGTATCCACGGGTGTAGCATTCTTGATCGCGTCAGAAAGATTATCTGCGATGCGTCGCAAATCTTGAGCCAATGCACGTTGCAATTTGAACGGCATGGACTTGAACCAAGATTCAACAACCGCGACATCGTTTGCCATTATGTTGGCACTCCACGCTCCGCTAGAATTTCAACAAACCTTTTCTTTTCATCCGGCACCGCGCTACGGATATTCCAAACATCATTGGAGCGCACATTAACCGCCTTCCAGTCTGACGTGACATACTTGGTCTGGGCCGTCATCCGGATCGTTATGGAGGCAATGTTCTGTCCGCTTAACCTAGCTTGTAAAACCGTTTCGCCACCGATCCGCTGGACAACCCTGCCCGCGATAGTGAATTGTAGCTCCCACACGCGCTCTTTATTGCGCAGCGCATCCTCTGACGCTTCAACCTTCTTGTAGAATTCAAGACGGTCACTTAATTGTCCGGCTGCGGCTGGCATTTCAAATAATCCTCCTTCCTTATGGCAGCGTCGGCTCTAACAGCGGCATCGGCGCATCGCGTTACAACAAGATACTCTTGGCCCTTTTTATACACCGCAAGGCATTGATTGTTGAATTTGAATTCCCAGTCCCGAAGCATAATGATCCGAGGCATCCTCACCACCGCTTCCGAAAAGCAAAGCTTAGGATGTGATCACGCCCGGCCTTGGTTTCAAAGTCCTGCCGATCCAGCAGCTTGAATCGATATAGCTCCATCCAACTCACAAATCCAAGCTCCGTGAAATAATACAGATGCTCGCCCGGACGATAGTGCCGCGAATGCCGGATATTCAGCACATCGGAAAAGATCGGAATGCTGACAAACAGAAAAGAACCGTCAGGCATCTGGCAAAAATAGGAAGCCGGACTTTCAACGTGCTCGATCACGTCCCAAAACGTAAAAGCAGAAAACTGTTTGAAGTCACTGGCGAATAGACCGCTGGATTTTAACCAGTCGATAGCCACAGGATTAACATCAAAGCCAAAAGTATGCCGCCGCTTTTTAATGAACTCGCCCGACCCAATTCCAACATCCAGAACATTCACATCCGCCCCGGCATATTCGTTCACAAGTGCAATGCGACCCGCATTGATCTTTAGCGCAATATCCTTGTCCTCATAGCCCGCGCACTTGTTGAAGTAATCCGCGTCATAGGCGGCGGTGACGGTCATGTCTGTCTGATACGCCACGCCATCATAGGGGCACAACGTCAGATCGTTATCCGCAACGGATTCAAATTGCGCGATAACTCCATCCATCATTTCCTGCCTTCCCAATAGGCAAACTTTCCATCGATGATGACCTTGCCACTCTTCTGCTTCAAAGAATTAACGAGATCATATACCGGCTCTTGTATGTCCCAATACTCGTGAAACAGAACCCGCCGACATTTCTTCAACAGATCAAAATCAAACTGAGCATCGTTAGCGTGATCACCGTCAGAGTAAGCCGCGTCAAATTCCAGATTGTTTATGATCTGCGCCTTCTCTTCATTGTCCCTCACATCAACAAACTTGACGTTGGTGACACCGGCAAATTCTGCAATCGCCCGCTTCGCTGTGTAAGGGAAAATATCAAATGACACGACTTCCTTGAAGTAGCGCGCAAGAATGATAGCTGTGATCCCGTTGTAGGTACCAATTTCAACGCAGCGGTCGCCTCTGAACTTTATCCTTTGCAAAAAGGGTTCAAACAACTCCACTCCACTAGACCTTCGGAAAGCATCCGCACCAAAGTGATGGAAGATCGCGGACAACTGTGGGTCTTTGTGAATATGGTCCGCATTCTCATTCATCAGCCAGCGGAAATTATTATCAATCGTCAAGGCTTAACTCCTACCACTGCGAAGCTCCAAGCTAGATCGCGTTCACTGTGAATGACGTTAATGAACCCCAAGTCACTCACCATCTTGGCCATCACCCTTGGCATCCAAGTGTGAAGATGCTTCCGGTTATTCTGCGGCAACCAATACTCCATGTGCGGATGCGGCAGATACAAAAACAAAACGCCTCCGGGCAGCAAATTATCCAGCCAATACTCCAACACCGCGACCGGGTTGGCTAAGTGCTCAAGACAGTGGCTGGAGAAAATATAATTAACGGCACCAACCGGAGGCAAATTCATCGCGTGATAAACATCATCATCCTGATCAACCGGAATAGCTCCCGGCAACGGCCATTTGCCAGCACCAATGTCTAAGCCTCTTCCCTTGCAGAACTGCAGCGCAAACGGTGTGATGAACTGGCAGGCATTGCCGTGCTTTATATATTCCGGGTAGAGCCTGTCCTTGTACTCAAACAAACTCACGTTATCCGACCCATCAGGTTCATCATCACTGCGTCCATAGTGATCGGATGTTTTTTGTAATTGTCCCGCAACCATAACCGCTCCAACTCTGGCCTGTGTCCAATCGGATCGCGAGGATCGCCCTTACGCCAAACCTTATCCACATTATGAATCCCGGAACGAAAAAAGTCGAAGCCGGTTAGATAAACCGCTTTTGGAGTAAACGACAAAACCTCCAGAATGGCAGCAAATCCAGTCGTTGCCACATGCTGTCCTAGAAGATTAAACGTCGCCATGAACTCTTCTACAGACGGGATATAGGTATCACAAAACCAAAAATTTCTCCGCATCTGATATATCCAGCGGAAATCAACTCCTTGCATCTTCCCTCTTCGCTGATGCCAATCAGAATTTATAACGTGGGCGTCAGGGCACTTACAGATGCAAAGTTTAACGCCATCGGCCTGCAGGTCTTCAGCGGACTTCCGAATCGAGTTTCCAAAAAAGGAATAATAAACATCGCATCGATAACCGGTTGCGGCAAAGGTTTGATAATTATTAACCCTCAATACAACGTCATGTCCATCGATGAAGCCTTCTTCATTGTCTAGCACTCCCGGACCGGAGCCGACGACCGCAACCGTCTTGTCTGTGAAGAAGCTCGTAACCTCTGCCCTATCCAAGAAGCGCACGCGCTGCTTCTGCAATTTTATCCCCGCTATCGTCATCCATCACCGCACTGCACGAACGCTTATGAAATATCTTATGTGGTGTGAGCTTGCGCAGATATTCTGTCCGCGACACCAACCCCTTCCGTGCCCAGACGCAAAGCAGTTTCTTGTCAAACGATTCTGCCAGCGGCACAAAATATGAAACATAACCGAGCATTGCGTCGCAGGTCATAGCTAGATCGAGCAGATCGCTGATGCTGGTCCTATCGGACAAATCAACGTCAACATTTTTCAGATCATAAACCGGATAATCTTTGTTACCAACTTGAACGATTAATGCCCGATCTGACACCGCAGCAATCGCTTTGTTGTAGGCTTCTTCTATTGGCAGCAAATCCCTTGCCCAGTTATCTTTGCGGGCCATTGGTTCTCGTGGAATCTGCACCAGTACAATCGGTTTCCCCTTGGCTTCCTTCTTAATAAAATTAATAAGACTGGGATTTAGTATCTTCCAGTCCAGCCTCAATTCAACCGGCTCTTTAATGTCCGCCTGTATGCAGCAATCAACAAACTGATCTGTGTTCGAGCCGTGCTGCATCCGTACCGAATAATGCGCGATGCGATCAATGTTATCCCGCCTAAACGGGATAACCTTCACACGATCCTTTAACGGAATAAAAAGCTCCGGCCACCGGCTGCAAGCTTCGACGTAATAACCTTGTTGGACGAAATACCGAACTACACTTTGGAGATAGAGGCTGTCTCCAAGTCCTTTATTTCCGCTTCGAACGGAAATAGTTTTTCCATTCGTGGCTCCCCGGATATGTTCAACGCTATCGCTACCAGCTTTATTGACGCCATGCATCGATTCAAGTCCCCGTTATCGTGCGCCAACTTCGCCTCGCGAATAAACAATTCAGCGGCATCAAAGTTACAAACCAAATTCAGCGAAAGCGTCTTCAACTTCCTTCACCTTTTTGAAAGCAGTCAACGCTGAATTTTCCGAAACAAGCAGGACACGTACACCAAGCCCGATCAGAATGGGCGCCTGACCATTTAGACGAACACACCATTTGTCCAGCGTCCGCTGCGAAGGATTTTTCATCGGACGCGGATGCCGACTGTGCCAGTGCTCGCCTTGAAAGTCGAAGCCTATCCATATCTGTTTCTTACAACCTGCCTGTGTAACGATATTGATCAATTGAAAGCCGCTATTGCCGCCGCGTCCTATCGTCCCTTTAGGCTCCATTAAAATCCTATCTTGATCGGTATCGAAAGGGCCAAAAAGATTTACAAAGCATATTCCGTTATCAACCGCAGTATCCGGCTTACAGGTTACTTTTAATCCGCCAAACTCCTTCGCACCCTTGTGCTCCCTCCACCAATCCGCGTCCGCCGCATAAAGTAGATCAGCCCATGGAGCGAGTTGATAGGAGTTATTGACGACCGCAACCCGGCACTTCCCTTGCAGCTTATTGACCGTATCGCTGGTTACAGATGGACCAGACGCAACAATCGCAACAACCTCCTCGCTCCAGTCCGGCAACCAGTCCATCATCCGATCGATGTGTGAACCCTATAGGGCCGCAGCAGATGCTCCGATGACCACGGCATCTCGTTAACCGCTGCGCCCACTACCACCGTTTCGCGTTGCGCATATAGCGTACCGACCATAAGCAGGATTGCCGCCTTAATATCCGCCGGGACCGCTGCCACTAAAGGAGACGCTTCCGCATCCGCCACATAGCCCGCGCGATAGCGCATCCGAACCGAATTAGGAAACGACGTAGTCATTGGCCAAGCCGAACTACTCACCCGTGCCTTCTGACTCGCATAATCAATTGTGTAAGAACCAGCATCAAACTCAGACTCGGCATCTGCGCCTTCACTGTAATAAACCCCACCAAACTCGATTAACGGTGGTTTGGGAATTTCAATGTAGTTCTGATTTGCCGGAAACCCGTCAAGGTAGAAGTCTATCGTCTGTTCTATAAAAGCACGGCCAGTAAAATTCTCCGCGTTAAGCGTAGCAGCTCGAATATACAGGTTAATAATTTCATCATCATCATCAAAGTCATAAGCATTGACGTGCTTCTTGGCTTCATAAAGTGAGACCGGATAACTCGCTGGCGGAACGATGATACGTGTTCCCATTTTTTATAATCCACCGAACCCGCGTTCGCCCTTTTCGCCCCGCAAGCCTTGCTCGCCGCGAACACCGGGCGTCCCAGCCTTGCCGTCCCTGCCATCACGGCCACGCTTAACGATCAGCTTCCAGTCCGGCGAAACCTCCGGCTTGCCATCGGTATCCTTGAAAGCAAGAAACAACGAGCCAGCGTAGGTCGTGATTGAG